TTGTCTACAGCTTTCTGAGCTGATTCTTTTCTTTTCTCAAGTCTTGCAATATTTGAATTAAGATCATACTCAATAGATTTGAGATCATCTTCAGCTATCTCAGCTTTGTATAAAATACCCAAACCATTTGTAGTATTTTCGTATTTGTCATGTAATATAACTTCGTGTTGCATAATCGCTCCTTTCGAAATCTCATCTGAAGTAAGCTCATCTTACTCAAGATTGAATGACTTGATTATGCAAATAGAAAATCATCTCTAGTCATAGCTTGTTCTCGTACAGCGCGATCCTACGCACTTGAGGATCGTGCAGCATGAAGCGGAACATAGCTTGACTTGGGATTTTCTCATTTGCTATAATCATACATCTTGATATGATAGAGGTCTACCTCATACCACATCTTGTTATCACTAATTAACTCTTGACACCTCAGAATACTCAAGTATCCTTACGACAGGCATGAACGAATTATCAAACAAGAATGATGAACTAACCGACAAACAAAAGAAGTTAGTTGATACTATCGTAACCACAGGGTGTAGTATAACCGAAGCAGCAGAAATTGCTGGATACTCAACGAAAAAGAGTAAAGATACAGCCAGGGTAATAGCATCTCGTACATTACGAATCCCAAAGGTACAGCAATACATGATGCGTCAAGTATCTAGTCAGATAGGACTAGGAGCTGTAACCGCTAGTAATAAACTCATCAAGTTAGCAGAATCAGCTAAGTCAGAGTATGTACAACTAGAAGCCAGTAAAGATATACTGGACCGGGTGGGATTACGCACAGCCGAGAAGATAAAGCACGACGTAACAGGAGACATAAAGGTCAGTATAGACTTGAGCTAACTTGACGAGTAGGGGGTTAGAAAAGTACAACGCTGACATAGTGATAGGTCCTACTCTAACAATAAAGCTCAAAAAAGCTCTATGTTAATGTGCATAGAAAAAATATCATAAACTGATAAGGTTAGATTGACACTAATGTGGTACATATTGTACAAACTATACTGGTTAAGTAGAAGTGTCGGTGGTCGACCACTTTAACTAAAACAAAGGAGTATAGAATGATGTATGGTAGTGCCATGAAAGGTAAAAAGAAAACAAAGAAAGCTAAGAAACAAGCAGCTACTGCAGTTGCTATGAAAAAAGCTGGTAAGAAGCCAAAGAAGAAAATGACTTACTAATGGCTAAAAAGTCTACAGTAAACAAATCTGGAAACTACACGAAGCCTACAATGAGAAAAAGAATGTTTAATCAAATAAAAGCTAGTGCAGTACAAGGTACAGCTGCTGGTAAGTGGAGTGCCAGGAAAGCACAACTCTTAGCTAAAAGATATAAAGCAGCTGGAGGGGGATATAGATGATGAAGAAAAAAAATAAACCAAAGAAAAAAAGTAAGTTCCCAGATCTTAATAAAGATGGGAAGATTACTAGAGCTGATATTCTTATGGGTAGAGGCGCACTTAAAAAGAAAAAGAAGAAGTGAGTAAAACTCGTAGACAGCGTTCCTTGTCAGCATGGGGAAAGCAAAAGTGGAGAACTAAGTCTGGTAAAAAATCTAGTGAAACAGGCGAAAGATATTTACCTAGTGCTGCAATAAAAGCCTTATCTGCACAAGAATACGCTGCTACTACGAAAGCAAAAAGAAAATCTAAGAAAAAAGGTAAACAATTTTCTAAACAACCAAAAGCTATAGCAGCTAAAGTAAAACAATATAGGAGATTCTCATGAGCAAATCATTAACACAAAGACAAAAAGATACATTAAAGAAACATAGTAAACATCATTCTGCAAAGCATATGGCTATGATGCGAAAAGAGATGAGAGCTGGAAAGTCGTTTACAGCTGCACATAAAATGGCTCAAAAGAAAGTTGGCACTTAGTGGTAGCCAAAAAATATCAGAATCCCAAAGGTGGACTTAATGCTGCTGGTAGAGCTTACTTCAAAAGAAAAGAGGGAAGTAATTTAAAAAGACCACAAAAAACTGGTACTGATAGTCGTAGAGTTTCTTTTGCTGCCAGATTTGCTGGAATGAAAGGTCCAATGAAAGATGAAAAAGGCAGACCAACGAGAAAGGCACTAGCACTTAAGGCATGGGGATTTGGCTCAGTTGAAGCTGCCAGGAACTTTGCAAATAGACATAAAAAAAAGTGAATTGATTTTTTAGATAGCTTGTATAAAAAGCTATAATGACAGAAACTCAGCTCAAACAATTAAAAGAACTACAGAAAACAAATAAATTTTTACTTGATAGATTAGAGAAAGCCTATATGGAAAGTGGTAAATTAAGACAAAGTCTTATGCAGAAAGGAGAAAGAATATTTCCAGTCAAAAGCGAAAAGGAACTAGGGTCGAAAACGAAATAGTTAAACTGTTTCAAGGCGAGGGTTATGATGCCAGGAGACAACCTTTATCTGGAGCTATTCAAGACTTTCCACATGATGTCAAAGTAAATGATTTGTATGGTGGTACAACCATAGAAGTAAAAGCCAGAAAGTCTGGAGAGGGATTTACACAACTTGATAAATGGAAAGGATCAGCAGATTTATTAATTTTAAAGAGAGATTTTCAAAAACCTATGGTATACTTATCATGGGATTTTTTTAAGGAGTTTCTAAATGACGAAAGACAGAACAGACGACGTAACGAATCTGGAGAACAGGCAGATATTCCAGATCAGTTGGCAAGAGAGACAACGATTGAGAAAGATAGTAAGGAAAGTACACCTAAAATTTTTACCAGAACAGGAAGTTTCGGACAGGGAGTGCGACAAGCTAATAGAAAGTCTTGGTCCAAAGGTAAGAGAAAAATTGTTAGTAGAGTATTTGGACAAAGTAAAATAAATGGGAAGTCTCAGCTACAAACCAGATGGGAATACCTTAAAAAACTTTCTAAAGAAAAATGATTTCTTCCGAGGAATAAGAGGACCAGTAGGATCTGGTAAGTCAGTAGCTTGTTGTATTGAAGTTCTTAAAAGAGCATTAGAACAAAAACCAAATCAAAGTAATATACGAAAATCAAGATGGGCAGTAATACGAAACACTAACCCACAACTTAAAACGACTACAATAAAAACTTGGCTAGATTGGTTTCCAGAAAATGAATGGGGAGCTTTTAGATGGTCTATACCTTATACTCATCATATTCAAAAAGGAAACTTAGATCTAGAAGTTATATTCTTAGCTTTAGATAGACCAGAAGATGTTAAAAAATTATTATCATTAGAGCTTACAGGTGTATGGGTTAATGAAGCAAGAGAACTACCAAAGTCAATCATAGATGCTTGTACTATGAGGGTAGGTAGATATCCAAGTATGAGAGATGGTGGAGCTTCCTGGTATGGAGTTATTGCCGATACAAATGCTCCAGAAGAAGATCATTGGTGGTCAATAATGAGTGGAGAAGTACCAGTACCAGATCATATATCAAGAGATGAAGCTATCATGTTAGTTAAACCAGATAACTGGTCTTTCTTTACACAGCCATCTGCTATGAAAGAAAAAAAAGAAAAAGATGGTACACTTGTTGGATATGAAAAAAATATTTCATGTGAAAACAAAAAGAATCTAACAAAAGATTATTATAACAATGTTATCAAAGGAAAAACAAAAGGTTGGATAGATGTTTATGTAATGAATAAACTTGGCAGCATAGAAGAGGGTAAACCTGTTTATCCTATGTGGAATAATGATTTACATTTATCTAAAGAAGATATTGAGCCAGCTCCAACTTCTATATTTATTGGTATTGATTTTGGATTAACACCAGCTGCTGTCTTTGGTCAAAGACTACCAAATGGTAGATGGTTAATATTACAAGAATTAGTTTGTTTTGATATGGGTGTATCTAGGTTTAGTGAGCTACTTAGATTTGAAATAGCAAAAAATTATTCTGGATTAGATGTAGAAGTATATGGAGATCCAGCTGGAGATTTTAGAGCGCAAACAGATGAAACAACACCATTTCAAATACTACGACAGAATGGAATAAAGGGTAAACCAGCTCCATCAAATGATATAGCACTACGAATAGAAGCTGTAGAAACAGCTTTAAATAGATTAATTGATCAAAAACCAGGCTTTTTAGTAGATAAAAGGTGTATAAATCTAAAAAAAGGTTTTAATGGTGGCTATTTTTATAGAAGATTACAAACTTCTGGCGATAGATATGATGAAAAACCTATGAAAAACAGATATTCTCATGTCCATGATGCTTTACAGTATCTATTAATGGGAGCTGGAGAGGGTAAAACATTATTATCTGGTAGAGCTTCAAAGCCAACTGTAGTAAAAACTAGAGGTTGGGATATATTTAGTGGTCAAAGAAAGTCAGTATGGCGAAACAAACTGAATGGTTAGTATTTTTCTATGAAAACAATGACTTTCATAGATCTCATAAGTTTTTTAAAAAAGGATTTAAACATTGTGGAGTTATGTCATATGATCCACATAAAAAAATATGGTTATTAGTAGAATATAATTTTGGTCATTTGTTTGTAGAAACACTAGATGAAGAAGAAGTAGATAAAATATTTAGAATGATTAGTCAAAAAAATGGAAAGATACTACAAGTGCCAGTTAAATATAATTTACCTAGATTCCCAGTAATAATGAGATCCTGGATCAAAGAGCATAGCTGTGTTAGTTATGTTCAAAGATTACTTGGAATGTCAAAGTTTTGGATATTCACACCATATCAGTTATATTGTGAGTTGAAAAAAAAAGGTTTTTCTGAAATAAAGCTGTAATGGGTGCTTTTCGTAGACCAAAAATGGAAGAATCTGAAGCTGATAAACAGCTACGCAAAGATATTGAAAGAAGAAGAAAAGAAGAAGAAGAAGAAAAAATAAGATTAGAAAAGGAACAAAAGAAACAAAAATCTAGAAGAAAAAAAGGTATGGTTGGACAAAGAAGTTTATTTACTAAAGGAACAAAAGGCATGACAGATCCAGAGGGTAAAACTTATGAGTAGTAAAA